CGAGGCCCTGCAGGCCGCCGGCCTTCCGCTCCTGGCGACCGAAGGCAGGCCACCAAGACCCTGGTTCGCGATCGCTGCCCCGCTGCCCCCCGGATACTCCGCCGGCGCCGACGCCGCGCAGCCACATCGGGCCGGATTGGTTCATGCCGCCCCATTTGGCTTTTGCGTCCGCTTGCATCTTCTCCCAATCCACATCGTTGACCATATCGGCAAACGCGAACGCGCCGGGGATTTTGGCGTTGTTCTTGTCGTAGGTGGCAGTCGAATACACCTGCTGCGCATAATCGCCGCGTGCAACGACAGCCAGCGATTCGATTGCCGACAGGCCGACGAACGGATTGTTTGGATTGAAACTTTTGTCGTGCATCACCTGCCACGGTTCCAGCAACGCATCCAGGCCCTGCACTTTATAGCCCTTGGTGAACGATTGGCCGTCGGGGACAGGCTTGCATAAATGCGTGGGGATGATCCATAGTTCGGCGGGCGGCTCCTTTTCATTGGAGCGATTGAGATAGACGTACACGTTGCCGGTCAGTTTGCGGTAGGCAAAGTAATCTCGCAAAAATTCAAAACGCGATTGGAGTTCGTTGGGTTGTTCCAGCCGTAATTCGTAAGGGTGATTGGGGATGTCTGTTTCGTCTTCGCCCGTTCGCCGCTTGACCGAGAACGGCACGCCTGCACACGCCTCCGCCGTAATGTCGATGACCGTGCTAATTGCAGTCAGCTTCTGGTAGAGCGCGGCTTGCGTTTGGTACAGCGAGCCGTCGGGGACGCTGTACTGCATGTCCCGCGCCATCTGGAGCGCAACGGGCGGGTACTGTTGACCGGCTTTGACGTAGCCAAAACGAGTGAGGAGCGAGTCGAGAATTGTCATTGTGCCGCCTATCCGAATGATACCAAACTACGGTCGCCTAGTGTTTCGCGCTCATACGCATACCGCAACGCGTCGATGATGTGGTTGTCTTTGTCCACCGGCTGCCGCATGGCGTGACCGCTGCTGTCTTGCTTCCAATGGTAGGTGGAGAATTCGTTTCGCGTATTGATACACTGCGCGTCGACAACTATAGTCTGTTGCTGGAGCCACTGAATACCGTGCGCCACACTGTCCTTGCCTTTACGCGCGCTGCTTGCGCCCACCCCGTACTGTTGCAATTCGGCTATGCTCTTCGGCTCTGCGCTGTCGCACGTCACTCCATCGCGGCCCACCTTCGCCAGCACTTCCCGCGCCAGCACGTCGTTGGTCAAACCGCGTTCGTAATGTTCATTATACACATAGATTGTTTTGCGCTTCTTATCGTAATGCGTAACTACCAACGCCGCCGGGTCGGAACTGAATCCGAAGTCCAATCCAATGCGCCGATTCGTGAATTGGTCTGTCATCCCTGACAAATCCTCTACACGCCAGTTCTGGAATATGACATTGCCCAGCACGCCCCACTTGCCTAGCGTGTACACGTCGCGGTAGTAGTTGTCTGTTTCGCTTTCGAGATCGCGCACGTCGTCGGCGGTCAGATAGCGGTTGTCGCGGTAAGTCGTTTTGAGAATCGAAAGACCGTCGCCGCTGTATTGCTTCTGTTCGTCGGCCCAGGCAATGCCACCAAAATACTCATGGTAAATCCAGTGCGACTGCATGATGGGATTGAAGGACAACGTGAGCCGCTTCGCCGTGGCCGGGTCGCCGCCGCGCTGTCGTTTGAGCAGTTGCTTAATCGTATCGCGTTCGCATTCGGTCGCCTCTTCCACGCGGACATCGGTGAACACGCCTTTGGCCGGCACGAGCGACTTGAGTTTCTCCACGTCATCCAGCCCGGCGAAGATAATCTGATAGCCGTTGCGGTGGGTCACCGTGCCATCCGTTTTGTTGATGCTGAATTCATCGGTCAATCCCCACTCGGATATGACCTTGCGAACCTCCTGCACTACCGAGCCGCGCAACGTCCGCCCCACCTGCCGACAGACGAGGAAGTTTCGCCCGCCGCGCATCACGTCTATCACGTCGCGCTGGGCGAGGAATACGCTCTTGCCCGATGACGCGCCGCCGTAGTAGATTTGGACGCGGGCATGATTAGCGAGGTGAGGATGATAGACCGCGTTGATACGGTCGAGCGGAACGGGTCGCGCTTGCGCCGCCCTCCGCGCCTGCGCCCGTTCCAGCCCGGCGGCGAGCAGGCCATTGAGAACGGCAGGAGGGTAGGCGGTCCTCGTGTCGTTGCCCCTTCTCTATCTATCTCTGCCTGTACATCCCATTCTGCGGCAGCTGCTACTGTCTCTTGTGGAGTGCGCCGATAGCCGCGCACAAAATGCCGTTCATCATTAACGACTTCCGTCACCTCGTGCCATTGCCACAACGACCACTCCCAGCGATTCAGTTCTGACAATTTCTTTTCAATGACGTTATTCACTCGCCCTCCTCGCTGCCCGCCTGCTTGCCGTCCACCGCCGCCTGCTCCGGCTTCTGCTCGCCCTCCGTGCTGCCCGTCTGCTCGTTGCACAACCAGTCACAGATCACTTTGACAGATTTGATCCCGATATTTCTAACGCACCATATCGTCCCATCTTCAACGGCAGAATAAACCTTGTCCTGCGAAATGCCATCTCTGGAAATTCCATCGCCGAACCTTGCACTACGTCTCAGCGCGTAATGGATTCTAACTGGCAACCCGCTGCTTATAGACAGCATACCGGCCCTGCTCTTGCTTGCCTCAAATAATTCCTCTGCCTTCATTCCGTTTCCTTCGTTTCGCCTGCCTGCGCCTGCTCCGCCACCGCCTGCCCGGTCAGAATCCTCTCCAGCAACGTCGCGGTTCCCTCTTCCGCCGCCTCGGCCTGCTCCGGCGTGAGGCCGACTTTCCACGCGTCCTTGCCGTCCGGCGTGGTGGGCGCGATCTTAATCGGAGTGTCGAGGCCGAGTAGCCGCGCGCGTCGTTCGCTCAGACGAATGAACCTGTCCACCGCGCCCAGATTGCCGCTGAGCACTTGCGCCCAGATCGATTTTAGCGCCACGTCCACACGCTCCACTTCGAGCGAGCGCAATTCATCCGTGCCTTCCTCGCGCAGCGTCATCTTCAACGCCGCCCCCACCGCCTTCCACGCGGCCTGCTTGGATTTATAGCCCGCCGCCGCCGCAATAGCATCATAGGTCATACCCGC